TGAAACTAATGTAACCGTCTTGACAGTGATTCTTTGTATACCGCTAAAGATTTCTATATAAGCTTTAACCAAGCCATTTACTTGTAATTCCGTAGTTCCGACATCATATATCAATTTATTATCATTAACAGTGGGAATACTTTGAACCAATATGCCATCAGGACGTTGTAAAATTATTTTATAAGTATAATTTGAAAGATTAACAGGCTGATCGTCATTTGTGATTGTTATTATTACCTTGTTTAATGTATCTCCTTGCGTGAATTCAATATATTGTTGCTCAGTCTCTTTTTTAATATCAAGGGTAATATTATAAATTTTTTCAATTTCGGACATTTCCTCACCCTTCACTAATTCTTTATTTTTCCTAAAATCACATAGGTGCTGCTTACTGCTGCTAACAGAACTCTATCATTGATTGCAGGAGTATATGAAGCTAATATGGGATATTTTTTTGCACTAGAAGTACTCTCCCCATCGAATTTTATCTGTGGAAAACCGTTTGTAAATAATGCTGTTACTGTTGCAAGTTTAAAAGTTTTGTAATCATTATCTTTATTGATATTATTAAAAAAATCAAAAGCGCTTGGTATTTCACTCATATATTTATAACCCTCCTTACGCTATGGCTCATTTTCGCACCAGCCTGTAAATCTATGCTCCATTCGGTTTCAATAAATTCAGATGCAATATTTAAATTTTTATATTCAATATACAAAACATTCATAAAGTCATGATGGGGCATTAAGCAGGTATTAAAGTAAAATTTTTCATATATATTACTTGCATTATAAGAAATACGGCGTGTATAGTTATCTAAGACTTCCTGAGAATATATATCATCAATTTGCCTAAAATCTGTAATTACACGTCCTCTATTGATTGTAGAAGTAATAGAATTTAGAGAATCATTGACATATACACTTGTAAGCGGTGCCTTTTCTGGGTTAGAAGCTGTTATAATCCACTTGTTTGGGACATTAAAAAGGTCAAGTTCGTTTACTGCTCCATCATATGTAATACTTAAATCGTCTGTCTTATATGAATATTCCGTTTCACGGTCACCCGGTAATATATATGGTTTACTGGTAAAGTAACCGAAAGTATCAACCCATATAGATGTAAAATTAATTTCTGATAATAATTGATTTATAGCTTCTAGTTTAGATGTTCCGATTTCGAATTCTTTATCAATAGATATAATACCATTGTGATTTGTAATGTTAACTTTTCTTATCCCAGCACTATTTAAAATTGTAGTTATTGCATCTATGTATTTTGTGTTAGCTTGTATATAATACCTATTATCAAATCTATTTTCATTTAATATAACGCTTGGATCGTAGGCTTCTACTTCTCTCCAAACACCGAAGTTATCTTTTCGCGTTGGAGACGATAATAAAAACATACCTAATGGCCACTTAATAAATTTCCCATCTGGCATTTTTAATAAAAAGACTGGTTGTACTCTATCATTCAACCAGTCAACATCCTTTAATTCTGTTTCTCTAAAATTAAAAATTCCTGTTCTCTTTATATTTGCAAGACTATTAAAATTTATTGAATTTTCTGAATCTGCTACTAATAATTCACCAATTTTGACCTCGTATTTGTTGAGCAGATCATACCTGAATTTAACTTCTCTAACCCCGTTTTTAGCATGAAGCTGATTTATTACATCTGTTGTGCTATATTCTCCTATAGCCAAATTAAGCATATTTTACACCTCCAAATACTCGTTGTAATCAGTCTGATTAATGGATAGATTAACAACATATCCAGCAAAATGATCTGTTACATTTATTCCACTGAGGTTTCCATAAAATTTATGTCTTCCGTCCCTATATAAAACAATTCCTTTTAGGTATAGAATGTTAAGTAGTTGCTGATATTCTGTATCTTCTCTAATAAAGAAAGATAAAGTTATTCCATACGCTAAGTGTTCCGAATATTCCATAACAGGATATTCCCGGCCGGAAAAATAGCTTATTGAATTCGGTGTGCTGATAGTAATATTCTTAACTGGCCTTTCATTTAAACTATATTTAATTTCAAATATATTACTTAAATCTGTCACAGGAGATAAAACAGACCTATTGATTTTAGCTGAAACAATAGTCTTTATATCACTGTCAAGGTAGGTTCCTGTACTACTAATAGCACGTACAAAATATTGATATTGCTTATTACTTTCAACTGTGAAATCCTTAAGATTATTGGTTGTAGATTTTGCAATACATTTAAAACTACTAGAACTGTTATCCGCTCTATAAAGTAATAAATACCTATTATCTGAAATGTTACTTACAACATCAATATTATATTTACTACTAGTAAGTACAATAGGCGGCTTTACTGGTTTCGGAGTATCTATTGTAAAATTGACGTTTGCCCATTCCGAATACAAATCATATTCGTTTTTAACTCTAACCCTAGCAATATAATTTCCGTCCATTAAAAAAATGGCAACTGTATGAGTTTTTGTGCTAATGCTTGATATATTACCAGTATCATAAACAATATTTTCATTCTGTAATATTTGAATTTGATACACTTGCTGAGAATCAGAATTCCATGTTATGGTTGGTTTAGGAGTATTCGTATTTGTTATTCCTGTTATTGTTGGAGTTGATGGAGCACCTATACATGTAAAAACCTGAACCGAGCTTTCAGGACTGGCTTCTCCATACCTATTGTAAGTTATTACCTTCCAATTTATAGCTCCTGTTGGTAAAGTGTTTGCTGGCATGTCATAATAATTATTTGCTGTAATTTGCGTTATAGTTGTCCATGTAATACCGTTAGTACTCCATTTTAGGTCAAATTTATTTTGCACATCCCCTGCCACTGGACTATTATAAGCCCAACTAAATCTTATAGTCTCTGTTTTATTTACAAAAATCCCTATAGGACTTAAAGGTGTGGGGACAGATGGAGGTATATCCTCAAAAACTATACGCAATACAGGAGGTGTTGAGGTCTCTCTTGATGCAACTATCATGTTATCGTTAACATCAGGATGGTTTATGTTTATGACAGGATCATCCCATTGGGCTATGATATTTCCCATTCTAGCAATCCCTGGGTCTTCAGAAAAATGTGTGAGGTCAATTTCAATCCAACTATTTGCCGGTAAAGTCGTGAGGTTTTGGTTCTCGTCAGCATCATTACCTCTCAAAAGCGGGTATGTAATGCCTTCTTTAAAACAATTGTTAAAAGTAGCTGTATACTCATACCAAGGCAAAGTTGGGAATCCTATGTTTATTATGCACCAAGATTCTTTTACCCTTCTGTATTCAAGGTTATATAATCTTAGTTTTGCGCTTATAATTTCTTTGTTTGTCGGATACAAGCTCATGTTAAATTTTAACAATATATAAGTATTTGCAGTGTTATTGTTGCTCTCTCCACCACCTCGTAAATATGTTGAGCCACCATAATTAGTATTAGGACTTACCCTATTTATCCACGTGTCCTCTGTACATGGTATATCTAATACATGTTGCGCCATTATCCTATCACCATCCCTACTCTACTTGCTTGATTTGTTCCTTTAATAAGCTTGGTTATATCATTAAATTCCTTTACGTTTTTTGGGTCTATAATGATACTTCCTGCTTGGAAAATATATGTTTCACTGGCTACTGCTGACGTACGAGCCATTGCTGTTGATAAATCGTGAGGATAGACTCTGGAACCAGATGGTAAATCAACAATTTCTCCACCCTCTTCGTTTATCCAGGTATATCCTCCACGCCAATTTGTAGTACCATTGGCATTATGTCCCATATTAATCTTATTACCTGCATTGTTAACAGTGTTGGTCATATTGCCTACACTACTTCCAATATTAGTCATAGTCCTATCTAGTTCGTCACCTTTACCCACTATTACCGCAATAATTGCAGCCAAAGCTATCAATGCAGCAGTAATACCAACGACTATCATAGTCGTCTTTAATGTTGCTGGATTCATGGCAGAAAATGTTGAAGTAATATCTCCAACAGCCTTGATAACAGAAATTGCTACAACCGAAATACCCCCAATTATTGCAACTGTTGCAAGTATCTTCGGATCAAGGTTATTCAACATTTCAAACAGTCCTGTCAAGACTGGTAGCATAACAACAGCAATACTATTTTTAAAACTTTGAGATTGATTATTGAACATCTGCATTGCATCATCTAAACGGCCAAATGAATCCAGTGTATTTGAATCCATAACATAACCCATTTGCCGCGCTTGATCTCCAAATTCTTTAAGAGTTTTACTACCCACATCAATCAAAGGATTTAATTCTTGCGCTGACTTTCCAAATATTTGCATAGCCAGAGCATCCCGCTCTGTTTCATTTTTTACTTTCCCTAATGCATCTATTAATTCGTAAAACATTTGTTCGGAATCTTTTAACTTACCATTGCTCGTGATACTTAAATGCAGTGTCCTAAATGCTTCTGAAGCTTCTTTACTTCCGCCTTTTGCATCATCCATACTTTTAATCATTTTTCGCATTGCACCTGTCATATTTTCAGAAGAAACATCAATAAGTTCAGATGCATAATTCATTTCCTGAATAGTATCTGTAGATAAACCAGTTATTTTTGATAGTGTCAATATTTCATCTGCTGTTTTGGCAGTCTCAATTGTTGCTTTTGATAGCCCTGTAATTAATGTTGCTGTTGCTCCTACCAAGGCTAAAGTTGAAACTTTCTGACCATCCAATGCTTTTATAGCCTGTTGAGCACCAGACGGAAGATTTATACCTAAAGAACTTATAACACTATTTAATTTGTCACCAAATTCAGATGTCTTTTTCTTTGTTTCATCTGTTTCATCAGCAAATTCTTTCAGTTCCTTTTGGTTATCATTAAGTTCTTTTTCCATTTTTATAAGTTCAACTTCGGCAAGATTTAATGATGTCTGCCATGTCATTGTTTTCTTATCAGCTTCACCGTACTTTTGGGCGGCATTAGTTAAAGCATCTCTAAGTTTATCGACTTTTTCTTTTTGAGAATTGAATCTGTTTTCAAGAACTATATTTTTCGCTGATAAAGCTTCTAATGATTTTGAATTATCGCTATATCTTGCAGTTACCAAACTTAATTCACTTGCTGTTACCCTTAATCCATTATTTATATCTGTTACAGCCTGTTTAAATTCTTTTTCCCCATCAATTTTTACTGTAGCTCCTAATGTTGGCTTTCTTCCCATTACTCACACTCCTTCTGGGATAATATCATCAATAGTTGTTGATTTAGAGGTTTTAATGCCATAGAAATGACAATAACAATCAAACAATTTGTCAAGCTTTCTTAGTGTCATTCTCCAAACCTCATCTTCTGAATATCCCAGTAAAGTTTTCCCTCTGAAAATAAGCTGTGCAAAATCTACTTCTTCTTTTCGCTCTGATTCTGCACAGCCATCAAGTTTTTTCCGATTTCCTCTACCTGTCTGACTTTATCTTCAGGTAAACCCTTTAAAATGGCTTCTTGAACTTTTTGCTGTAATACACCAAATCCACCCAATCCCTGAACATATCTACATAGCTTTCTTTCATCATATAATTGCTTTTTATCAGGATTTTTATCATTCCAGATTTCAACTCCTTCATTAACCATTTGAACAGCTAGCCATTTGGTTACTTCAAGGTTGTTTGCAGAATCATTTAAAATATTATCCATTCTTCCATACTTATTTATAGCATCACTCATTACATTTAAAGTGAATACGAGTTCTCTTTCTTCATCCAACATTACTTTTACACTTGTGTTTTTAATATCACTCATAATATAAAAGGAAGGGGTTAATTCCCCTTCCATACCTCCAATCCTTTATTTAAGCTATATTTGCCATACTATTTAACCATACTCTTGCTGTTGCTTCAGTATCAACAGTAACTTCTTTCTTCCAGTCACCTTCAGAATTCAACATAATTGTTCCTGTGGTCGTAGGAGTCTGGAACGAAACCTTTTCACCTTTTGTTTCATACGATTCAGCCGGAATACCGAACTGTACTTTTGTTAACCAAATTGCTCTATACTTTATTACCCCTTGCACAACTCTTGAAGCGTAGAATCCGACACCAACATAAGCTCCGGTGTCACCGCCCCCGGCTACCAGCATTTTAGTTGTGCTATCTCCTTCAATTTCAGCATTTACAAGTTTATGCCCATATAAATCAGCCTTTACTTCATCTTCCAAATCATCAACCTGTAATGCTATAGTCCCTTTTGAGAATTGCTTTACACTTTCCGCTGCACCATCATCTGCATACAGGATAGCATCAGCTATATCAATACTTAAATCAGCTTTAATAGCCTTTGCCATAACTTTTCCTGAATTGTATGTAATAGTTCCATTAGTTTCAGCATATTTACTATAAATTGGATTCTTAAGTCCTATAACGGCCATATTAGTAATCTCCCTTCACTGTTTCAGATATATCATCATAACGTACCTCAATCACGATATGATAATATTTTTCTTCTTTTTCATAAAATTCACTTGTAGATAAATAAATAAACCCTGCATTTCGCAAGGCTTTACGAATTTCTTTTGATTTACTTTTAGGATTATTGGAAGTAAAATAATGAACCTGCACTATTGCACTTTCAGTTATATCCAAATCATCTGCATAATCTGTAGCTCTGTTATCAGCATCAATAAATGTTATGTACTTAGATTCATCACCCGAATATGTTATCGATTCTACGGGCAATCCTATATCTTTTAAAGCGTTAATTATCAAAGGGTTAGTATTCACCACTCACCACCAACCTCTCTGTTAAACACCTCTTGCATAGCATCATTAACATTCTGCTCCACATCGTTGACACTTTTGTCCATAAAAGGCTCAGCAGTTCTATCTTTCGTACCATATTCAATAACATTAGCTTTTAAGTCGTTAGGAGTTCGCTGTTTATCACTACCATAACCATCAAAATATACTTTCCCATAGTATCCTCCCGACTTACCGTTTGATGCTTTTTTTACTTTCACTGATCTCTCTAAATCACCAGATTGCTTATGTTTTCTCACGTTATATTTAATAGAATCTGCTACTATTGGTGTAGCTTTATTAATCATTTTGGGAGCAATCTCATCAATATTAGCTAATTTTTCTAACTGATTCATTAACTCAGTAGGCATTTCAAATGAAAAGCTAGCCATTAATCCTTCACTCCTTTTATTATCTGGCAGTCAATATACATAAAATTATCTTTATAATTTCCTTGGTAAATACGGATAACTTTATATATTTCATTCCTGTATATAACCCTCATTGACTCATCAATTTTGTTGTTATATCTGACTTTGCATGTGATTGTCTTAACTTGCTGCTCTGAGTTCAGTTGATAGAAAGCACTTCCAGATAAATCTTTTACATTAGCCCATATGGATAAAAAGTCATTCCACTCTTTATTAGAAAATCCATCTTTATCTTTTTCGACCTCATCAAATAATTTCCTAATGATTATTCTTTTATCAAATTCACCTGCATTCATTATCCAGACACCTCACTAAATAGACTTAATTTATCTAGAATAGTTGTAACTATTGTATCTTGCTTGGTTTTATCTGGAATGTTTGCACTTCTATTTTCATATAAATCGTTTATTATTTTTTTCTGAACCAATTCAGCAAGCTTAACAGCTTTTACATCTTTTTTATATCCTGAACCCACACAGCTATCTATATAAATTTGAGATGTTTCAATTAGTTCTGCCAAAAAAATATCTTCTATTTCGTTGTCTATTCTTAAAAACAATTTTAATTCGCTTAAGGTCATTTATAAAACCTCACTTTCATAATAAAGAGGAGGGATTTAAAATTCAATTTTCTTTATACTTCTTGTTGATCCAGGTATAGGAATAAATCTTTCAAGAATTCTCAGCTTAATAGTATCATCATTAAATCCTGCTTCAGTACTTCTTGCTACAGTTACTACCTTTCTGTCACAATACTTTACAGCCTCTTTTATGTTAGCTATGTAGAAAACATTCTTACCTTCAGTTGCTGGAAGCATTTCATCCTCCACTGTAACAATAGGCTTGCTGTGGAAATATTCTACGCCATTAACCTCTGTAATGAGATTTAAAGGTCTCTTCTGAGAATCCTTCATATTCTTTAAGAGTACATAACCACTCACGTTAGTAAATGTTGTAAGTCCAGACTTTACTGATGGCAGTGCTGAATCAATAGCCTTTTCTAAATCTTCATACGAAGTTGCATCCGTGATAACTGTTGCATTGTCTTTTATCACTTTAAGGATTTTAGAGTTTTCTTTAACTGTAGCTATATTAGCAAAATTCTTTTTTACCAATGACTCCATTTCAACTTCAGCATCATCAACTGTTTCAGAATTTAATGTCTGAATCAGACCAACTTTGGCACACTTAAAAGAAATATCATCAGTAACAAGAGTTCCATCAACAATATCTTCCCCCTCACCAATATCAGCCAATTCATTCTGATCTAAATTTACGACTGGAATTGTACCCTCATTTTTTGTAACAGGAATTATGTCACATAATTCCCTCAACGAACCGTAACCTTTCTGAATCTCTATAAGTTGATTTACAAACTGTTTAGGAATGACAGCTCCATTATCAACACTGTTAATATTGGCTCTTTCTTCGGCAGTTGTTTCTTTACCCATAACATGCTTTACTACCGCCCTAAATTCATTAACTTTGTCCATATTTTTATTACCTCTTTCTTCATTACCCTTTTGGTTTTCCAGTTCCGCTCTTTCTTCGTTCTCTTTTTCTTCTGCAAGTTTTAACAGTTCTTTGGCCTGTCTGATTTCTTCCTTTAATGCCTTGGCACCCTCTACATCCCTTGCTTCAATTTTCTGTCCAAGCTCTTCAGTCTTTGCTGTAATTTCGCTTCTTAATTCATTTATGTCCATAAATATTTACCTTCTTTCTTATTTTTTGATATAAAAAAAGAACTACCTAAAGTAATTCATTTTCAAGTTTTATAAGTTCCAAATCTGTTTTAAGTTCCACCAACTCTTTTTCCTGAAGTATTCTGTTCCTCTCTTCAGCACAAATCTCTCTAGCCCTTGTAAATACATCTACAGAGGTATCTTCATATTGTGGAATACACAATATTGAACCTTCATATAATTCAACCTTTAATAATGTTCTTACTACAGTATCATCAACCGAATTATAGTGTATATCCTCTTCTTGACAATAAAATCCGAAAGAGCAGCCTTCAATAAGTCTTTCCCTTATTAATTCAATAGCATCTTTACCATATGTAAGATTACTATTTATTGTTGCCTTAAATCTCAAACCGATATTATCGACTTCAAGAATTAATGTACCTGTTTTAGTACTTGCCAGAGGCTTTGACCAGTCATGATGATACAATAAAAATATATTGTGGCCATCAGCTATTGTATCATCAAATGCATGTCTATCTACTTGTTCCCAATAGCCTTCCCATAATTCTGAGGGACTGTCAAATTTAGCAATATATCCTTCAATCTCAACAGAGTTACTTTCAACTATTTGCCTAATTTCATAATGGTCTATTTTTCTGAATTCTCTATTTTCCATTTGTATTTTCACCCCCTCCCCCAGATTTATTTTTCAAATAGCTAACATTGCCAGCTAATAAATCTCTAAGAAGTATTTGTCCTGAAGGAAGTGTTATAATAGGCTCTCCACCCAGTTTAGGAACTCCAAGGATTCCTCTTGCATAATCCAGGTCGTAGACCCCATTATTAACATAAGAATTAATAACTTTGGCCTGAGTCTTACTATCTGTTCTTAATAAAACATTTATATTGAACCTTATTTTATAACCTAAACTCCTTTCTTTTTCTGTTAGTAACTTCCAATCCATTTCTTGCTCAATGGCCTCAAATATTATTAACAATGTATCAGATAGAAATTTAAGATTATCTTGTTCTTCAGACTTGGCATTCTCTTTAACAAATCCCAGTTTAGATAATGGTACACCCATCATAGTGGCTATTTCCTCTTTTGAAAGTCTTCGAAGCTGTTCGTATTGTGCATCTGCAAGTGATAAGTTGAGTGCTTGAATACTGTATCCTGCCGGAATTGTGAATATCTTGCCATTACTACTATAAACTCTATCGAACAGTTTCTGTGTCTTTTTTAAATCAGTTTCATTCTTTATATCACTGGTAAGTTGTACGACAACCTTATTAGTCAATCCATTACAAAATAGGGTATTGAGATATTTTTGACTCTTCAATGAAGTATCAATACTTTCACTCAATATTTCTCTTGTAGCTTTGGTATTTATTCCATCTAATGTAAAATCTCTAAGAATAATTATATCTTTATCAAAACAACTCCCAGTTTCACCATTAACACATTCAAAGTCATACAGTATTTTATTTGTTTTGCTACCTTTGATTAGGCCTTTATCATCAACTGTAATTTGTTTTATTTTAGCAGGATATAAACCTTCAACCATCCCTTTTTTATCTCTATTAATAAACAAACCGCTTATTCCCTCGTGTTTAGCTATAGTAACAAATGCTTTTACAGTATCTATTGCAGACATATACGGGTTGAATCTTAATCGCAATTTATCATGGAGATAATGTGATTTTACAATTTTCTCACCTTTATCAGTCTCCTGTTTAACCTGTAGACTACATTTGGCAATACTTTCTGATATAATTTTTATAGCTGAAAAATATGTATTTTCCTTTGGCATACCTTCAAAGTCAGAAATATCATAACCTTTTTCGAAGCTATATATATCCTTCCAGTCGTTTACATTATGGGTTTTAGATTCACGTTTTTCAATTTTGTCAAATATCAATTATTTCGCCTCATTTCTGTCTAAATTTAAATAGGAATATGCTATAGGCCATTAATGCAAAGCCTACAAAGTATAGTCCTAAATACAAATTTACTAAAAAATTGGTGAACACTATTATAAAAAGCCCAATAAAAAAGACCATTTCAATAACAAAATATCTTTTAGAAACAGCCAGTTTTAATAGTTTATTAAGTTTTTCTTTCACTTTTTTTCACCTCACCTTACCTTACCAATCCATTTGATTTAATACATCTAGTGCATCATAGTGTCCTATTCCATTTTCTTCAATCGCTAATAACAATCCCATTAACATTGCTACAATTCCGTCTATTACAAATTTTGATTTCTTTTTACTGTACTTAACATCCATATTTTCGTTATAACAGGCCACACAGTTCTTAGCCATAAAATGCAATACATCATTATTTGCAATAATTAAGTTACCATCAATTAAAAGATTCTCAAAATCTCTTATAGCTCTAGTCATAGTGACTGTACCCTGCCCAAGCGGAACCATATCCCAGGTATCTTCTAGCCTACTCATTATTGTCGGTGAACCAAACCTATCAAACCCAATCTTTTGAATATCATATTCCTTATCAAGTTCATACATTTTTTCAAGTACCTCTTCGAAACGTATATATTTACCTTTTGTAGTAAGAAGAAATTTATTTTTAACCCATGTTGAATATGGATTCTTATCTTTTTCCTCTCGCTCCAATAATGTATCCTTGGGTGTAAATAAGTATGGAACTACTATATATTTTCTTGTATCTTCATTGAAAAATATCAAAACAAATGCAGTAATATCATGATTACTACTAAGGTCAAGACCTCCCCAGCTTCTACAGCCCTTCAATTCCTTAATATCAATATCTTTTACACATTGATGCCACAATTCCATGTTTATGGCATTCTTTATATGATCAGTAGCTACATGCTGGTTTAAGAATAGTCTTCTGAAAATATTTTCCTGGAGCGGCATTAATTTTACTCGTTTTGCAAAATTTACTATATCTTCAGGCTTTCTAAAATCTCCAAGTGCTGGATTTGCTTTAAACCATTGCTCATAATCATCTATTTCGCAATCTTGGTCGGCTTCATAGATTTTATAGTAAAATGTTTCATCTGGCTCTTCACTAGTTCCCTCTTCTAATTGCTTACACATAGTGTATAGCTGCATTTCTAAATTAATAGGGTCTTCACCAGATGATGCAGTTGTAATTGTAAAAACTAAGGGATCGTCCCATATGCCCTGACCTGTGGTTAGCTTTCCATAGATTTCATCACTTGAATATTCATGAATTTCATCAAGAGCACAGCAATATACGGCATAGCTATCAGCTCCCCCACCATCATTAGAGAGTACAAGAAGTTTATTCTTGTTATCTTTTCGAATAATAGTCTTAGTGCTATCAAGTATTTTACACTTCTTCAATAATGACTTATTACTTTCTACGAAGGCTTTAAAAGTGTTATATAACTCTGTAGCTTGCTTTACTGTATTTCCAACGATAATAAAAAGGGCACCGAATATCTTCGGCTGACAAAAGAACAGGTACGACATGATAATACCAATTAGAAAAGATTTACTATTCTTACGAGCAATATTTATATGTGCTTCTCTAAACCTTCTTAGATTATTACTTCTATGCTTAACACATAGGATTTCTGATATAATTTCAAATTGGAATTTTAGAATTTTAAACTTTTTGGATGTTCCTTTATCATTTTTTAAAAGACTTATGTACTTAAATATTTTCCGGGCTTCATCAACATCATAATAGTATGTTTCATTATCCCATTTTTCCTGCATTTCAACTAAGAATGATTCTAATTTTAATTTCTGTTTGATCCTGTTATCTTCAAGTAATTTTTGTAATATTGGATTCATTATGACATCAATTCGTCCATATCTTTTTCATCCTGAGTTTTATTAGAATCATCATCATTTGCAGGACTATTTTTATTCATTCTTGATCTAGCAGCAGGAGTTAAACCTAATTCACGGGCACATGTTAACATTGTTTTTTGTGCATTTGATGATATGGTAACCTCTGGATATTGACTTGGATAGCCACTTTTACAAATATAACTGTAACCATTCTTTTTCAAAAACTTTTCACATCTTAACCACTTATCATAACTATCAGCATACAACTCTAATGTTTTATAATCTTTTTCAGTGAACTCTTTACCTTCTTTCAACAATAATTCCGCAATCCGTTTATATTCTTCTTTACCTTTTGGCCCCAACCAACTGGGGACTTTTATGTCCAAAAATTCCATACTCATCACCTCATTTCTACATAAAAAATAACCACCCCCATATAAAAAGTGGTCAAAAAATTTACGAACACTTGGGGGTCGCGATATTTCTAGCTTACAGGGTTTTTCACGCCCCTCCCCCATGTTCAGATTTAAATACATTAGTCTCGTCACACTCAAATCACAAACGCATCATTCCATTTCTGTTTCAAATCAAAAAGAATTTTCTGCATCTGTTCCTTTTCTCTTTGCCCTTTTAAGTATTCAACATGAATTCTTTGATGATTTGATTCACTGATATAAATCAAATTCTCAGTATCAAATCGACTGTTCCAATCATCCTCTATCGGAATAATATGATGAACTGTAAACCCAGGAACTAAATTACCTGTCCTAAAGAACTCTATGATATCAATAGAAAAACAATTAGCTATTATTGCATCTCTGATCCTTTTCCAATCGTCAGAATTGTAAAATGACTGATACTTCTTTTGTTCAGCATCTTGCATACGTTTTTTACTATATACTTTATATCTTTCCTTCTCGCTTATATCAAATTTTTTCCGATGGTAATCACAATATTTAACACCATCTTGAATAATCTTTGTGCATCCTCTATAGCTGCATAGTTTCATTAATGGCACTATGATCTATCCTTGCTTATTAAATGTATTGTCTTTGACTTTGGTATAAATGCTAAATTATATTGACTTTTATCATATCCATGTTGTTCAATTAATTTGAAAACATTATCCCTATATAATTTAGCGTAAAACTTTCTTTCACTATCATCAAAGTCTATATCGTATATATAATTATTAGATAGTTCTAAGCACTTTTCGTACAAACTATATATCTCATCTGGAATATCTATATAAATCTTATTCATTTAAGTACCTCAATTTATCTTTCTTCTCGCACAATAAAAGAGACTCAGTATCAACTAAGTCTCTTATAATTACTTTTATTCTTTTTTGATTTAACAGTTTTTTTATGTTGTTGTTCATCTTCCATATCATTATTCCTTTTCCAAAGTACATACCCAGTTCCAAAACTAAGAATAGAGAATAGAGCTGCCGCACCAGTTTCCACATACTGGCAATTGTTGATAGCTATAACAGCTATTGCAAAGTTGTAGCCTGAATAAGAAATACTTATTAATGACACAAACCAATCATCCATAATCAAATTAATTATTTTCTTCATACCAATCCTCTCTAAATAATCTTTAATTACTTGTATTATCTCCATATACTTCCATTTCCTATTATCATATCATGTTTGTAGTTTTAAGACAATACAAAAACAATACATTTGTAATATATCTATATATCTGGACATACTTATACTATGTAATAGAGGTGTTTCAATTGGGTGATTTTATTGTAAAGAAAAATAAGACTGAACAAACCACTGTGATAAGTTTGAGAATTGATAAAGACTTATTAGAAAAATATGATGATATCGCTAATAAAGCTAATATCAGTAGAAATGAATTAATTTCTAAAGCTCTCGAATTTAGTCTTCGGAATTTAAAATTAATTGACGATTAGTATTATTTTTATTGGGTTTAAAAATGTGATATATTACTCGGATATCCTGCTCCGATAAGTTTTCATGACCTTTTATAAAATCTTTTATATCCAATTTGACCTCCATTTTTGGGGTAACAAAAAAGAGCCTTATGGTTAAGGCTCAAATTCTTCATAATTATCTAATGAAAGCACCTTTTTTCTTTTATCTTTTGGTTCTCGTTTTGGAATTACATAATTATTAAATAAATGGCTTAGATATTTATTCTGCAATTCATTGGAAAAATCCCCAAGATAGGAACTACACTCATAATATAATGATTCTAAATTTCTTATTTTTTCTTGAATGTTCTCTAAAACTACATTATTAATTTGATTTTTCAAATTTATATCAGAAAACAATTCTACTTGATATATACTTGTTATTTTTAAATAACTTATAAAATATTCATTCAACTTACTTAATAACAATTGGTAAATTGGCACAAACTCATTTAGAATTACTTGTTTAGATTCAAATATAGTCCAAAACAAATTAAATGAATTCGTAAGTTCTTGGAATGTCAGTCTTATTTCTTCAAATTTATCCATAACTAATTTAATATGTATATTCAAAACAGATTCATAAGTACTATATACACTATCAGATCTATTCACATTTCTTAATCCTAATTCATTAAAAGAACACTTATATTGCTGAAGAAAGAAAATAAAATCTGATAAATTACTATTTGTCCTTAACAATGAATTTTTAAGAATATATATTTGATAAATTATATCCTGTGATGACTTTATCTGCAAATCTGAAACTAAAGATTTTTTCATTTGCTTAAGACTAAGCCTATAAGTAATATACCAACCAAGAGTTATGCTTAACAAACCCACCAATACTGTTATTAAAGTGTTCGCATCAAATAATGGTTTGTCCAATTTATTAGAAATATTATTTAAAGCTGTAACAATATCATTTGTATTCAACCTAATCACCTCCACTACACGGTTACATATTCTGTAAAGTTTAGTGATTTTCTGTGTAATATGTAAATATTAATAATAAATAATTATTACATCTTTCCGATTATCGTTACTATGATCTGTTAATGAGTGTATGATTTTTATTTTATCTATAGATTCTGTTTGATGTTTACCTTTAAACTTGTCTATTTCAAGAAAGATTAACTCCGGTTTCACACTTTTGATGATTGCTTTTTTAGATTTAAATATTCTCTTTAATTTTGAAACTAACTTCTCTTTTCTTTTAGCCTCAGTTTCATCTATAATTGGTTGTATTATATCAACCAAGCTCTTTTTTATTCGCATTGCTGGTTGATTATCAGTTCTAATAATGTACTCATCATTATCTTCACATATAAGATACCCGACAATATGATTACTTTCTATCATCTCTTTAAAATACTCAGGTTTTGTCACATAAAACTTATATTTTTTTAAATTGCTTATGTGATGTATACTCATAATTAATCCAGATAAAAAAATAGATAAAAAATACCCTAAAGATATAAGAATAATTATTGAAGTTAAATCATTTTCTAAATTCTGTACAAGGCTTATCATAAATACCATTCCAGAAATAAACAAAAAAATGATATTTACAAGATAATATCCTTTTTTACTGACATTAATTTTTACAGCAGAAAACATAATTTTTTTATATTTCTTAATAAATACGTTGCTAAAAATATAAAAGATAACTAAGTAAAATGTAAAATATATTATTATTGATAAATAATTTCGTATATATTCTTCACTATTGACCTGACTATTTTTTGGGGATTCATAAAAAAATATCGCGTAAAAAGCTAATCCATAAAATAAGCCAACAAAAACATAAAACATTGCCATTATTGTAATTGGCTTATTATAAGATTTGCTAAGTCCTTTAAAGCTATCTATAACGTTATTAATATTAATACTATAAATAAAAACACTAATAATTAATAAGCCTGATAAAATGATTGTTACATTCTTTAAAGTTTCAAACATATAAACCTCCTGTAAAATACACTTTTACTAATATTCTACAGGATGATTAATGAATCATCAATAAATATTAAAGACCTCAATGCATTAATTAATGTCTATTCAGGAAAAACAGTTTTAATATTACTTTCTAATATACTCGAATTCCAACTCAGTAATTTTTTTAATAGCTTCATTTAATACACCAATGTTATTGTCTTTTATAGCCTGGTATATAAATCCTAATCCTCAAAGATATAAACGTCTGTTTTTGTTAATGGTTTCTATGCGCCGAAGATTACCACAAACTTCAATTTAAATGCCAATAGTTTTATATACTACAGGTAAATTTGTTCGACTTTATACCTTGATATAAATTTTATTCCTTTTTAAAACAGGCAGCTACCCCGAATTTTGAGGTAGCCCAGCCAAATGAAAGGATGATATATATGAACGGCAAGTTATTAACCGTAAATATCAGACGCCCATATTATGGGCAATTAGAAATGAATTTTGGGGGAACCATAAATCTCAAGCAGTAATGAATTAAATAATATCCATCTTTTATCTCATTAGTTATGTTTCCCTTAAATACCATTAAGGAAATATGGGCATAATTTTAAAACCCTGGTATTTCAAGGGTTTTAAAATTATTATAATTTAAATATATACTCAAATGCAGCCATACCAAATCTTTTAGCTCTGATTACATTTTTTTCTTTTCCTAAAGTTTTTTACATTATTCCTTACTTTTTCCTTCCTATTTTCCATTGAACACTTATGACAATACTCTTGTGAGTGATTTTTTTTATTAGTAATTTCTACCAAGTCACCACATCTCTCACAATAAATATTACCAGTAGATATATTATTCTTTAAATTTTTAACGATAATATTTTAGTTATATCCATATACAAAGTTTTAGCAAAATTATAAACCCGTTGATATTAGCAATATTGTTTTACCACTAATTTTAAATATTTAGCTCATATCTATATGATTTTTTGAGTATTTCTGCACCTTCAATGTGTTGTATTTTTATTCCATCTATGATATAAATCGCCTCCTATATTTATCACGATTGTTTATTTAACTATTCAATACTATTAATTTATAACCAGGAAACCAATTGGCAATTGCGGTTGTTTTTGTTTTTCTACGCTGCGCTTCGAAAAGACAAAAGACAACTCGACAATTGCTCGTGCTGCGCACGAAATTTATATTTTTTATTTTTAAATTGATTGATTTGTAGTAGAATATTACAATTATACTTAGAGAAAAAACGTTCCATTTCAAAGTACTAAATAGTGATTATTATATATTTATGAGTTTGAAATGGAACGTTTTGGGGAATCAAATAGAATCAGAATGTCAATTCATTCTCAAAAATACTTTGCCACATTTCTTGATCTTCTTCATTTTGATTCGAAATAAATTCTGAATACATTTCAATTTTCTTAATCTTTTTATTGTTAATAGATGTTATATTCAATATTTGTTGTTTTATATCGACACTATTGATATTTATTAATAAATCTATTACATATTTACCAAATGAAAGATAATTATTTGCAATACGATTAATTACCTTGCCCATTCTAGGTGGAGGTTTACCTATCAAATTTTCTGCTTTTTTTCTAGCCTCCTCCTGCCTTGCTTCAAGTTTTTTATAAGTCGTTTCAATTATAATATTATTAAGCTGTTTCATTAATATTGAACTGCTTTTTGATATATTAGCTAACTTATCTTTATCAAAATTAATCTCATAGGCTTGATATATATAATTTAATTTTTCAACATTTTCTTTTACTACACCTTGTACTTTTGTATAATATTCATGCCTTAGTGTATCGTTATAAAATAATTCGCTCTTTTTTCTTACGCCAATTTCTTTAAGTATATCTATTTCCACTTGTTGGATCATTTCATTTTCATCTTGGTTTGCCGGTCTATGTTCATTACAAAATGCCATCATATAAATACTGCTATATGTAATTAATTTGTGTTTCTCAAGTCGCTCAAGGCTTGATTTTAATGAGGATTTGATGGTTTCTTTAATAATATAAAGTACATCATACATAGCTGTTTCATTTGTATCTTGTACATTATAATGACACAAAGACAAGAATTTTTGTTTGTTATCTTCCGTAATACAATAATTTTTGTTGACCATTCCGAAAATGTAAGCCAATTTGTTTGAAGTCGCATATGTCGGGGTCGAACCACACATATAAAGATATTGCTTTAATAATTTATCAATATAACTGCTGTATATATTGTGATTACCTCCTCTTTTATCAATTTTTTCTTTGGGTTCAGTAAAAACTTTTGTTATTATAAAACTATGCCCTTGTAGCTCCCAATAAAAATACCTTTTCCAATTTTTAAATTGACTGTTTCTGGAATTGCCTCGGCTACGTTCTTTATCATTTAGTATAAAACATAATTCAGAATATTTATATTTTTTATTAAGTATCAATTGACTGATATCTAAATTGATTGATTTCATTATTGATTAATCGGTATCCTTTCTGCCATATGTACTCTTTAAAATATTTAACTGAGTCAATGCACTTCTAAAGTTTTCTGTATCCTTGAAGTTATAAATGATATTCCCATCATTAGTAAATTTGAAATATCGGAAACCTAAAAAGCTTAATGCTTCAGCAAGATATCGTTTCCTGATTTCATAATATTTTTTATTGGCTTGACTATCTTTTTTATTCTCCATGATAAACCTCATTACTTCTAACATTTTCAGCAATCTCCTCTATGCACTTTCTGTTTAGTTTAGTTTGAAAGAGCAGGTTCTTCCTGCTCCCAACGCACAATTATTTTCTTAACTTAATATTTATTGGATCTCCGTGATGTGGGTGTGGCTTTCCATCTCGAAGTATATTTTGATATATATCAAATATAATAATGCCTTCAGCTATTAATTCTTCTAGAATAAGTTTAAATTCATTATTGGTTATTCCATACCTACGATATCTTAGCGGGATTCCTGATTTTAAATCATTTATTATTTTCTCTTTTAAATCTAACATTTTAATTACCTCCAAAACATTTATCAATTTTTATAAAAAAATTACCTCTAGCTTTTTACTTTTGCTCCTCCCAATTACACATACCATGTCCATTTAAAGCCATTTTTTGTTTAATACAAAAGTATTAAATAATACTTGAGTTATTTGATACTTTGTATTATAATTGTTATGTAATATGTCTAATTTACTTTATTTAGTTTTTAAGGAACAGTTGGGAGCTATCCAATAAAAACACAACAAAAATTAGTGCTTCTTAATAGCATAAGAACTAAGCACTTACAGTAAAGTTTTGATATAAAGTTTATAAGTTAACTACAATCAAATAATACATCATCCTTTCCTTGAGTATTTTGGAGTTGAGTCAGCAAAATTGCAGACACGTACCCCCAAGTTAATTATACTCTTTTTTGCATATTTGTCTATTGTGTGATTTGTACAAATTTGATATGATTTTAATTACATTTTCAAATATTTATTTTCAAGGTTCAATTAATTTTATGCATCCTTTATAACTTATTATTTACCGATTTAGTGTTCTCTGTCAAGTTATTAAAATACAATCTACAAGATTAAAGGGTGGTAATGTCTCCCTGTACCGTTGGGTGTCCCACTACCTGCTAAATTTATAGCAGGTTTCGGCATAGTCCCTCTATGCCCTCATCAGGTGGGTTATTTTTTATTGAAGCGCGGATCATCAAAATATCCTTCAGGAAAGTCTATATAAGGCTTAATCAAATGTGGAAAATAATTATGCTTAACTTGTTCTATGAACCTAAGACGTTTGTATGTATACCAGGAATTAACTAAATAAAGTTTAATGTTTAGTGCTGATGATACTATTAATAATATTATTAAAATATTCAGATATATCACGTTCCCTTCCCTTATGCATATTTCGGCTGCATCCGGACAGCGTTTCGGAATCAGTGTCCGGATGTGCCTGAGAATGCATCTCTATATCTCTACCTCTACAATTTCAAATTTTCTCTCTCTATTTTCAACTTCTACCCTGTGTATGTTTTTCTGTAGCCATTTTAAAACTTGTATAATATCATTTTTGGAATAGATTCTTGCCATTTCACCAAGGATCTTCTTTTGAACCTCATCTTTGACCATATATGTCCATTTATCTGATAATGAACATTTGTGAATGGTATCCTTATCACAATAATTCCCCAAATCATCCTTAATGGCATAGAATTTTGTACATGATAAAATATTAATCATAATTTTATTCTCCCCTCATTTATTAGCTTTGCCGTTTTTTGTTTTATGTTATAATCTTATTATAATCTGCACTTTATATAATGTCAACATTATATATTGAATAATTTATATAATTTTGATATTATATAACCACAAAATAATGAGGTGATTTTATGATTAAAGTTAAAGTAATTGAAAAGCTTCATCAAATTGATAAAAGTATCTATTGGCTAGCTCAAGAATCAGGTATAAGTTATCCTACCCTTCATAAAATAGTAAATGAAAAGACCTCTTCAATTAGTTATGAGGTCTTAAATCAATTATGTAGAGTTTTTAACTGCCAATTGGGAGAATTATTTGAATATGTCTCTGATGCAGAAAAAGAAACCCCTTAAGGCTTCTTCTTACTTTAAAATATCCACTATTTTTTGACGAGGGAAACCCGTCAACTTTTGGACTTTTTCTTGCAGCGGTAATATTTTAATTCATTTACTGTTTAGGTGCAAATTTTTAAATTCAATGGATTTATCATTATACACTGTTATAGTTTTAAATACATTTTTCAAATTGCTATTTTTCCACCTTGAAGCCGAGTATGCAAATATATCATTTAGTTCATCCTTTAATTATAAATCATCATTTGGATTTACTTTAGGGGTCTTTAGCAATTCAATTTTAGCTTGTGTCAATCTCTCTAATTCCTCGTCAATTTTTTTTATTTGTAATTCATACAGAGTTAGGTACAATAGAAAAAGGACAAGTATTTGCACCTTTAATAAAAAAAATTCTGTAATACTTCTGCTCTACTTTTAATATCACTGTATCTTTTTAATACCCTAAAACATTTTTTATGAATTTTTTTAACTAGAATTTTAAGATATATATATCTTCATAAAAAGCATGTTCCTCCATTTCTTTTAAGTTTTTTTCTATCTTTTGTAATTCTTCGTCTGTCACCCCAGCCATTTCACAAAATTTTTGTAAGTTCATCTTTGCGTCCTTAGTTTTCGTATATCCTCCATAAAGTTATTAGTTATTGTCTAAAAGCTGAAAAAGCTCCAATAAAGGCTACACTTCAAAATAGGTCTTTAATCTCTCAAATTTTTTCTTTCCAATTCCGTCAATATATCTTAACTCATCAATTGACTTAAATAAATTTTTCTCTCTATAGATCAATATTTTCTCATACCAGTATATATTGAATCCAGGTATTTTTAGAAAGTCAGCATATTTTGCCGTATTTAGATTAATTTTGGGAATATCTTCAATTGAAACAACCGGTTCTTCGTTGCTAATTTTATTTTGTTTTTTGTTTTCTTTATAGTTGTCTACAGATACTGAAATTACTGGTTGACGTCCATTTAGCTTTTTAAGTATATCGTTTAGATATTTATTTAAAACGTCATTCATAAATTCAAAGTCATCAGAACTTATCTTTCTTTTTTTGAATTCATTCTCCAAATTGAAAATAAGAATTCTTGTATAAAGAAAATTTATGCTTAATTCCTCTTGTTCCTTATCTGGAATAATTTCAACCATCGGAGATGTATCTTCTTCCACGATCTCATTAAAAGAAATAACTATTTCATCTTTATCTGACTTTAATGATGACTCTCCTATGATAAGCAATTTATATGATAAGGTTAGTTTACTTTTTTTAAGGCATTCTTCAATCCTTTTACTTTGAATATGCATAACTCTATCATAATAATCCTCTAATCTATCATTTTCCCTGTTATAATACTTTTTGATTGATTCTTCATAAATATCTATAACAATTGAATTTTCCATATCTAATTTGGAATAAGTAAAATGAATTTCTATTTTATATGTTGAATTTTTAAGCTTATCAATATTTTCCTCAATTGCTATCAAAATTTTATTCTCAATGCCTTTTTCAAAAAAAATTGTTATCTTGCAATTTTATCTCCATAATTGTTTCTCCTGTATACAATTAATTTTAGAAAATAAGCTAGCTAGTTAACTTAATTTCCATTATACGCAACCAAATTATAATGTCAATAAAAAAATCCAAATTTTCAATTTATCTCACTCATGATCTGTTTCTCTAGCTCTTACACATCATATTATAATATTTTAATTTATTTTGGTTAATTATACGAAACCTTTATCCCAGACGGTTATATGATTCTTTATAAAAAGTACATTAAGATTTTTATGTATTATAATATTCTAATTAAAAGACAAACAAAAAAAACGCCCCCGGCTAAAGGCGTTGAGCTATTACTTTCTCTATAAAACTAAATTTTTATACCCATAGCTTCAGCAAATTCATCCCAATGCTGATATTCTCTAACCTCTTTAAGATTTCTTTTAAAAATGTTATCATATTCAGTTTCTTTTACATCTGGATAATAATATGTAAAATATCCTTCTCCTGGCATATATGATTTTTTATTTACAACAATGGTACTTAACAATGGCATACCCAATTCTTTACATACATCAGATACAATGCCTAAAGGATAATCTAAATTTCTTGGGCCAATCTTTCTGTTTATTTTTTCAGATAATGATCCATAAGTAATCAATGCATGTTCTGGATCGTTTTTTAATAGTATTAATAATTGTTCAATAATATCAATACATATACTATCCATGTCATTATTCATTAATAATCCTCCAATCCAATTTTATTATATAAAATAGAATTTCTTATAAGAAGTCTACCATTTTATACTAAAATATAAGCGTTAATACTACATTTATCCACATCCCAATGAATCCATAAACTAAAGATGATGTAAGTCGGTTAAATGCCCATTTATTATTTTTGTGATCTTCCTTATCTCCCATTGTACATAAGGCTATATCCCTCCCTAATTTACCTTCAGAATGTTATTAACATATCAGTAAACGGTCATGCAACTTGAGCAATTCCAGGGCATTTAGCTCGGGCAGAAACACCAAAACTCTTCTTATCCAACTTCTTTTATTGATCTATTTAACTTGAAATTGCTCAGAATCTTCATCAAATACAAATCTTGATAAAGTCTCATAAATGTTCTTTATATCAAAAGCTTTCATGTAGCAAAAGAATTTCTGATCCTTTGTTATTTTCCATTTTCTCGCAGATAATTGTGTTACATTATATTTATCTCCATCTATATATAAATCAAATTGCCCTTTGTCAGTTTCATTATAGCCGTTTAACATTTGAATTTTCTCTCCTGGATAAAAATAGTATTTTTAACTAACTTATTTCATATTTATCATTAACAATTAGTCTATGCATGTTATAGTTGGAACTACCAAGGCTCCTTTTTTCTAACTGTTCTGTAAGTTCTTTTTTCTGTACTTTAAAGCCATATTTAATTCTCCTTTTAGCTGTTATTCTAAATTTATATTTATTGATGCATTAATTTAAATTCTATTAATATTCATGATTTCATCCTCATGTATTATCTGTTAATAAACCCAGGACATTCTTCATGCCAACTAGATTCAGATCAATACATTTCAATCTAACCTCCTTTTTATTACCTTATTTATTTTTCACTCCATTTACTCTCATTGATTAGAATTTGCTTGAGTTGCTTAAACAGGTGAGGATTGCCTCTCTTTGATATCACATTATTATTTACAGATGTAATTCCTGTGATACCTTCTTGCTTACCAAAGGAGATTTTAATTGACCTACTGTTTTCTTGCCAAAAGGATATTTCCATATGATGTGTTATTGGCATAATCAACCTCCAAAATTAGCATTTTTTTACTTAATTGTATCGCTATAGAGGGTAACTTGCAAGAAAAATGTCAGTAACAGAGAATCCATAACTGGTTTTTCGATGTTTGCAAGGGTTTGAATTATGTCCATTTTAAGGTGTTGGTATTATTGCACCTCAAAAAATGAGTCCGTCTGAAGGACTGAGTTTTGCAATCGCCAAATACGATTAGTTTTCTCCAGGTTATTTAAAAAGATTACACGAGAGTATAAATATTCCTTTTTGTGGAGGCAATCTTTTGCTTAATCTCTATTTAATGATGGTATCCTACTAATGTTACCAATATCATATTTAGATTTTTCCTCTTTAGATTTCCAACTTACTTTATTTAACATTTCCTCAAGAGATTGTTTAGCTTGTTTATCATTCATAAAAATTAAAGGGGTCTGTCCTTCACAAAAAATTTTAAGAACTCCTGTAGAATACATTGATTTACGTTTATCATTAAACTCAATACTGTTATTTACATAATCATGTTTAATATAATAACCACTTCTTCGTAAAATAAAATCAACTTTGTTAAATAGGCTTTTTATATTACTATCTATAAAAACAATAGAAAGTTTTTTGGACAGTATTGAAAAATCTATTGAATAAGAAGAATTAATAAAAACCTCTCCGAAATTTAGCATGAAATCTTTGATATCACATCTTAGTATATACTCAATCCTATCATCTTGGTTTTTATAAGAAAAAAATATATTGCTATCTCTGAATTCTATAAATTTAATTTGTAATTTATCAACTGCTTCCTTTAATACCACTAATCTGTTTTTTATAAAATTTTCTTCATATATGTACTTTATAGTATTCTCATTAATAAGACCATTATTTTTCATTATTGCTACTAAAACACGTAGCTTATTATTATCTATAAGCCAGTTTCTTACTTTCGAGTCACAAGCAAAGTTACTATTTATATGAGTTTCTACAAACAGTTTAGATTTTTGCTCATATTCATCATACTTCATAATTATATTGTTTAGATGTTCTAATTCTGAATCTTTACTTTTACCTTCGATATATGAGTCATATAAAGTAAAACCCTCCTTAATTGCCAACTTTAAGCCTTCATTAATGTCAAAAGGTAAAATCAGAGGAATTTCTTCATAATCTATCTTCCATTGACTTAACCTATTTTCTATACCAGGAAACAAGCTATTAATTTTATTTATTCTTTCAATCCTTTTAAATTTCTTTATTCTATCATTCTTTATTTGGGATAATTGTCTATGATTAAATCCCAAACTCGGAAATTTATATATACATTCAGAGCCGACATTAAGTTCTTTTTTATTATTTTTATTAACAATATAATATACTAATTTATTTTTAGTATTGCATAAGGAACAAGTTGGCCATTCATCTTTACTACTAGGCATCTCATTCATACGATTACTCGCATACCATTCATTTGATGCTAATTTAACTAACTCATTAAAGGTATATTCAAAAAATGTTTGTGTTTGTTTATTAAAATCCTCAGTGTCCTCAAAATCTGATTTATAAATTTTATCATACTTTGTTAAAATTTGTTCAACAACAGGGTATTGTTTAACTACTTCAGAGTTTAAGACAATTTGTCTATCTTCCAAAGAAACTAGATTATGGATTTTCCTTCTGTTGACCATCGGCACACCTCTTTCTATAAAATAGGTAACTAAGTTATATTAGTTTGATGCTATGCAAATATTAAATAGAAATTTGGAATGAAAATTAGATATACTAATCTGTGTATAAAGACATTAAATGCTATGAATAAAGTATTTTTTCTATATCTAGTATTGCAAAACAATCTCGCTACTATATATTGTAACATACTTATGATATTAATTCAAACATATGTTTGTAAGATTTAGTAACAAAAAAACCCTGTCGGTATTATCGGCAAGGCTCTTGGATGTGCTTTGGTTATAACTTATGCTTTTTTTACAATAAACGTAAACTTCCAAATAGCTTTGTTTCCTGAGTATCTACCTCTATTTTCCGCTACAGTTACCTGGGATGTATATGTAGTATCTTTTTTAACCTTTAATTTACTAATTGGGATAGATAGAGTTTTGGAACCAATATCAGGAATGCTATCCTCTTCTTCAACAGAAGATACTATAGTAATTTTACCTGTTGGAGTTGTAGATATGGAGATTGAATCCCCTTCAGCTAATTCTTTTTTATTAACTGTGCATCCAAATGACCATTCATTGCCAACGTGGTTATTTTCGACACATTCAATTGAATCCAACTTAACAGTCACTTTCACCTTAGAAGTGGCTGCTGCTGTAGTAAACAAGTTACATGAGATTATAATGCATAGCATTAAGAAAAAACTTATGAATCGTTTGTTCATCTTAATCATCTCCAATATATGTAATGTTTTACCTATATTGTATCCTCATAACAATTTATATGCAATAAAATGACAATATTTTTTAATCAAAAAAACGCCTCCATTTTGGGGAAGGCGTTGACAATCTTAATCATCTGGATGATACTTTTCAATATATTCCTTACACTTTTTATGAAGTTCGGGAATTAAATCAGTAGTATTAATGCTTTTTATATACTCTTTAGCCAGTTCTATATTTGATTCATATTCTATCATTTCTTCATTTGTTGGTATCCATATTCCCAATGCTCCTTCTAATGTATCAACTAATGCAATTATTTCGTCTTTAGTAAATAGGGAATCATCATATTCTATATTAATCTCTTTCAATTTCTGCAAGGCACTATGTACATCTTTATAATCAATCATTTATTTCCCTCTTCTCTGCCCACTCCAACAAACTCTTAAAACAATCTTCTAGTGCTTCTTCTTTGCATGAATACTTTTTAATACAAAAGATTTTAGTTACCTCTTTTCCACCTTCGTAAATTGTATAACTGCAACCATAATCATTATTATTGTATGAATACGTCAAACTAATATCTGTTGAGTAATTTGGTGGGAAAACATAATGGTATTCCGTTGTTGTTGATAAATATGTATTCTCTGGTATATTCATATAAACCTCCATTAGCATTATTTCCCTATATTGTATCGCTGTGGAGCAGAATTTGCAAGAATATGTAAGATTGTTGTTGTGGCTCTATTAAGCGACCTCGGATTTTATGATAAGAATATTATTTCGTTCAGATTTTCCATTGTAAATTAATCAAATACAGCCGTTCTGACCGTCTATTACGAGATACAGGTATAAACGTATTTAGACGGTTTAAAGCTATTTTAGCGCTTAATTTTACGTTCTACAAAAAATTTGAATTCCCCATCATCAAAAAATAAATAAGTCTCTTTATTGCATATACGCACTTTATAGCGTATACCCGTCCCTCCGACCTTAAGGCTCGCTGCTTTTTTCATCTCAAGAATCTTATCTATTTCGTATTTGTGATCGGAATCAAAGTATACTACCAAAGGGATAAGCTTACCCTCATTTGTTATTAAGGATTGAACATCTACATACTGTTTTTGATAGTTTTTGTATGATTCTTTCTCAGCTTTCTGTTTTAGTATTTGTTTTTGCTCAAAACCAAAGGGCATAATAATCAACTCCTATTCTAAAAAAGAACATATGTTCGATATACTTATTATTATAATATTAAGGCCATGTTATGTAAATGCCAAAATTATATAAAAAAATAAACCTTGCTCTATAGGCAAGGCTCTTAATGGAATACGGATTGTTTTGTTGGATTATTTTTTTATTTGTCCTACTCTATTTTTGTTTTTAATTAACCTATTTAATGGGCTAGCTGTTTTATGCATCTCCTGAAGATCATTACCAGATAGATTTACATATTTTTTGCTCATGTTCATATCTGTATGTCCAAGTGATGCTTGAAGTCCGAAGGCGTTTCCACCACTCCTGAGATATAATAATGCAAAAGAATGCCTTAGATCATATGGACATACTTTAAATCCAAGCTGCTTACTATATAATTCCAGTCTATCTCCCCACGAACTTGTTCCAAGCTTTGTACCCTCGTTACTACAAAATACAGGTGCTGTACTTTTCCAACTTGGGTGTCGAACTTGAATTAAATAATCTATAGCATCTGCCGTAGATTTTAACATTGGAAGTGTCCTTGCGGTTCTGGTTTTAGCGATCTCAGCAGGAATAGTTACTATTAATCGTTTCAGGTCAAAATTGTCAATTATTAAAGATAATACTTCCTTTGGTCTTAGTCCAGTATCAAGTGTAAAAATAATTAAAGCTTTGTCTCTTACTCCTGTAAAAGTATTATGGTCTGGTAGCTTTAAAAGCCTTTCTAAGATATCTTCAGGTACATCTACTATTCTTTCCTGTGCTTTACGTTTTTTAAAACCTTCAAGTGGATTTTCGCTTATATAACCTTGATTTAAACACCATTCAAAAAAGGCTTTAAGATATGCTCTTCTAATGTTATATGTGGCTGGCTTAATATTGTCAGACATATACTGCATTACCGAGACTTTTAATGCTCCGTTAGTCCATGAATTTGGGAATCTGTTAAAGAAATAATAGATATGTCTTTCATAATCATCAAGAGTTATTCTACTCCTACCTTCTGCTTTCTTAAGGAGCAAAAATTCATTTAGTGCATCTTCCCATGACCTACTCTTCATTGACTGATTGATTTTTGTTACTCGTTTGCCCAT